CCCCACGCCAGAGACGTGTTGCTGTGGCGACCGTCATCACTTCCGGTCAGCACATCGTGCGTTTTCCCCTTGTTGTCAGTTACGCGGAGATAATCCCCGAAGAAAGTCGACACACGGCTGTAAGCCACACCCGCCATCGCATACACGCTGAACCATTCATTCACGCGCACAGACGGCCCCGCCATCACGCTGAACCAGCGGTTACGCACGGAATCTTCATGCCAGCGGGTATCGCTGTAACGAGTCAGCTGGCGATTCCTGTCTCCTGCATAGCTGAATGACGTCACCAGCCCCAGCGTGTCCGTGAATTCATAACGGTATTTCACGTTAATCCCGTTAAGATTATCGCTACCGGGAGCGTTCGTCCGGGCATGAAGATACCCCGCGCTCAGCGTGGCCTGCTGCTCAGATGCCCATGCAGGCGCACCGGATACGGACAGACAGATGGCTGCGGACAAAATGGCTGCACAAACTTTACGCATAATTACCTCTCGCTTTTCTGCAATAAAAAAGGCACCATTTCTGGCGCCCGTATCTGGGTTATAAAACTCAGCTAATCGTGATGCCTGCAGTGGCTTTCTTCATCACCACAACCAGCAAATCGCTGATACTTGCTGTGGGATACCAGTTATTTACCAGCCATGCTGACACCGAAAACTCCAGTGTCATGTGACCGTGACCGGCAGGCATATCAATAACGCCACTGTAAATCAGCGTATTATCCAGCGCGGTACGGTTATAAATTTCAGCACCGTTTTTCCGCACTATCAGACGGCATGAGGAGTAAATATCAGTATGCTCTCTCTCATGCTTAGCGCCACTGAATGCCACCGCCGGAATAACAATCTGCCGGTCAAACGGCTGATCATCATAAACCCTGACGGTAATGCTCCCTGATGGCCACCGCTCCGGTGCACGGGAGTCCCGGGGGAAAGCTTTGCCCACTGTTTTAACGAGATCGCCTTCAATCTGGTTCGCGGACAGTTTTCCCAGAACCCGACAGTTCTCGTTAATCGTGACGTTGTTGAGCGTCCCGGAATTCGCATTCACGTTACCGCTGATATCAGCATTTCTTGCGGTCAGCCTGCCCTCCGGCGTCAGGGAAAACGTCGGGGGATTGCCGGACGAGGTGATACTCACCGCAAACAGCCGCTTCAGGAACACATCGTTCATGAACAACTGATTCCCCTGCGCCACAAATAACGGCGTGGTGTTGCCGTCCTCCGGGTTAATCATCGCAATACGGTCAGCCAGCAGCAGTATGTTGCTCAGGGGCTGGCCATCAGTATCCTCAATCCCCGCTCCAATACCGGCAACATAGGGTATGCCATTTTTTGTTTTCTGTACCTTCAGCATGTAAAGTGCAGCCAGGTCATCATTTGTGTCCTTCTGCACGCGCTGTATCTGCTGTATGGTGGCGCTCTGGTCCTCCAGCGTTTTACTGACCGTCTGTGTGATTTCATTGCGGGTTTCTGTGATGGTGGTCTTCATCTCCGCCATCTCATCTGCAAGCTGGCTGTTATCTATCAGTTCCCACAACCCCTGAGCCAGATGCAGTTTTCCTATTTTTTCCCGGAACAGCCCCAGATACCCTTCTGCATCATTGCTGGCCCGGCCACTGGCTTCCACAAAAGCAGATTTCCCCACCAGGTTGACGCTGCGCACGTAAAACCAGAAATCCTTCCCGGGCTTAATGTGCGGGCCGGATACACTCCACTGACTGCCGGTCCCCAGATAACGGGCAGAGGTTTCCACCTGAGATGTATCTGCGATTTTTGTCTCCGAAAACCAGAACTCAAACTGTACCGTCGGGTCATACACCGCAAGACGCGGGACCGCTGTTATCTGAAAATAGCCCGGTGTCAGCTCAATCGTGGCGGGTACCGCAGGTGCATTAATCCTGAACGTGGTGGTGGCCGGTTCCCCCTGCTGGCCATAACTGTTAATCGCCCTGACCGTCAGGGTGTATTCCCCCGGCGGCAGACCGCTGAAACGGTGCTCTGTATCCGCGGTGATGGCGGTGGTCACCAGACGGCTGTCCTGACCGCTTCCACTGGTCAGGCGCAGACTGAAGCGCACACCCTTCACCACCCGCGGCGTGTCCCATTTCGCCTGCGCCAGATACCGGCCGTCAGCTGCGCTCACCTCCACCGTCAGGTGCTGCACTGCCGGTGGGATGACGCTGTTCAGGGAACCTGACTGCGGCTCAAAGCGGGCACCGTTATCCACGATGGCTTCTTTTTCCGGTACGTGCTGCACCGCCGTGATGGCAAAGGTGCCGTCCGTGTTTTCCCGGATGGAGACACAGCGGAACAGGCGACGGCGCAGTGACGGCAGGGAGAGTCCCCACACCCCGTATGTCTCCACACCATCAGGCAGGGTACTGACCTGTATCCGGTCCGGCGCGGGGTGTGCGGTGATGTCCACACTCACCGGCTTACCGCTGCCGTTAATCAGGTTCACCGCCGATGTACCTGTCTCCGGCAGGGTAACCTCACGGTCCAGCGTCAGGGTGCGGGTGGCAGCATCAATGGACAGGACACGTCCGCCGGTCAGGGTCCCGGCATAGTCATTATCACAGATTTCAATAATGTCACCGGGTGTGTGCCGCAGCCCCTGAGACCCGAGCGTGAAATCCACCGTCTGCGTTTCCAGCAGTTCGGTCTTTATCACCCACAGTCCGGCACGGTGGGCCTGACCGCGGCTGGTACAGCCGAACGCGTCCATCTTCAGCAGGTTGCGTCCGTAGCGCAGTATGGCTTCCGGGTCTTCCACCAGTTCCGTGGAGGTCTGCCAGCCGTTCTGCGGGTCGGTGTAATTCACCTCCACCGCCGCGTGCCGGTCCTTCAGGGCACTGAAGCTGTAGCGGAACCCCACGCCGTTATCATCCACCACCACATCGCTGTTGGTGTACGGCCACACCACATCCGACAGGCGGTCCTGAACAAACGTCAGCATCTGGCCGTTCCATACCGGCATACAGCGCATCGCCGAGCAGAAATCACTGAGAACATCCCACGCCTTACGCTGTTGTGCCAGGTACGCATTGAAGGTCATCCGCGGCTCGGTGCCCCCGAAGCCATCCGGCACCATCTGGTCGCAGTACTGCCCGATGGCATACAGCGCCCACTTGTCCACATCCGCCGCCCCCAGACGTTTTCCCATGCCGTAGCGCGGGTGAGTCAGCATGTCCCACAGACACCAGGCCGGATTGTTGCTGTATGCCGGTTTCAGGCTGCCGTCCCAGATACCACTGTACGTGCGTTTTTCCGGGTCATAGTTTGACGGCACCTGGATGATGCGACCGCGGATATGGTAGTTCACCGTCATCTGCTGACCACCAAACTGCTCCGCATCCACCTGCAGCCCCACAATCGCCGTGTTCGGGTAGCACTGTTTCACATCGATGATTTCGGTGTATGACGACCACAGCGTTCTGTTCTGCAGCTGGTCTGTGGTGCTGTCCGCCGTCTCCCTGACCATCCGGATGTTAAAGGGCCGGGGCGGCAGATTCTCCAGAATCACCGACGCCAGGAACTGCGAGGTGGTCTTGCCGTTAATGGTGACATCCTTTTCCGTCATCCATTTACCACCACGCTCAAGCTGAATCAGCAGGCGGACAGACGTCGGGTTACGGTCACCCTTTGAGGTGGTCTCCACCAGTGACTGCACCCCGAAGGTAACCCGCAGGCGGTCAATGTTCGCGGACGTAATGGTGCGCGTCACCGGCTTTGCCTTCGTCACTTCCACGCCCAGTCCGGTTTCAGCTCCGGAGGACTCAAAGCCTTCCGGTGGTGTCTGCTCCTGCTCCCCGGCACGCCAGACCGCAGTCATACCGTGTATCACGGGATTACCGTCCGTGCCCGTCAGCGGGGTTTTGTTCACCAGAATACTCTGCAGGCCTTTCACCGGGCCTTCTATCGGTCCCTCACCAATCGCATCAATCACGCTCATCATCTGCGTGGATTTGAGATTATCCTTCGCCTCACGAGGCGTGTGTGCCTTACCGCCACCTTTTCCCATACAGCCTTCC